TTGTGCTTTTAACCACTTATCATGACGGACAGATTCAGCCATCATTCTAGATAGCATAGAATTTCTTTCTTTAGAAGCTTCATCTGTGGTATTAACAAATACCATCATGGTTTGATAACCAAGTTCTTCCAATTCTTCTTTGATGTAAGTAATCTTTTCATTGTCATCAGCAGGACCATTAATGATTAGTGGACCACGATTACGAACAGCCTCTCTACGATAATCATTTGATTTTTCAGACAATTTTTGTTTATCTGATAAATATTCTTTAGCTTGTATGAGATTTAATTCAGTAATTGTACTGGATGCTATTGCTTCACGAATGATAACATCTTTACCAGAATTTGGACCACCAGTAATAAAGATAGCCTTAAACATACCACGATTATGTTCTTCGTTTAATCCCATACCTTTACGGACATCATGCATTAATTCTTTTGCGTGTTCATCTGAAACGTGGTGTGGAACACCTTGTCTAAAAGAATGAAAGTCTTTATTTTTTGCATGTTCTCTCATTTTCGTACCAGACATACCTTCAGCACCTTCAGCGTCCGGGTCACGGTGACCAGCAGAATGTACTTTTATCTTTTTGAAATTATAATATCCGTGTTTACCTTTTACTCCGTTATATTTGTGTAATAAATGTTCCATTTCTTTAACACGGTCGGATCCAGCAACAACATGAAGCTCATCATGTCCTTTTGCATGTAATTTTGATGCGGTATGTAAAATTGTAGGATGTTCACTTGAAGAATTTTCAAAATGTGTACCTGGAGAATAACGTTTTAGATGTTTAATCTTTTGCTCGCCAGATAATGGATTCTTTTTAGAATCTTGTGAATGTGAGACAACAACAGTATGTTTACCACCAAGTTTTTCAGCGGTAGATTTCACTTTATCAATAAGTTTTAGGTGACCAGTTGTTGGAGGGTTCATGCGACCAAAAGCCATTACTACCGGTTTGGCACTCTTTTCTGCTTCTTCAAGTAGTTCTAAAAAACTTTTCATTTACGTACTTTCAATAAATTGGCTTTAGCGAACTCTTTACGATTCACTAATTTTGTTGGTTCACCTGCATGATGAACAACATATCCTTCTGGATCTGTTGGTTTATCGTCTATATGATGCTCTAAATCTCCTGTATGTTGGTTTAAGTTATTAACCAATATATTCTTTGCTTGTTGTAAATGGTGGTGCATTTTTAATAAATTATCATAGTCTTTTTTGTGTGTATCAATATGTTTATGATGAGCATTTAATTCCGCCTCTTTACGACCTCTTGCGGCAGGAGTTTTCAGTTTCTCCATACTTTTTTTGTATTTTTCAGCAATGTGATTCTTCAAACCCTCTGCTGACGGTTTCTCATCTGTCCTAACTGTATGATTGATATAGGTTGATAGATGGCCGGTTTCACCACCGTGAGGTTCTGTACTCTTATACATGGTCTTTTTATGTGTATCATGTATTTTTTGTGCAGCTGCCATATGTTTACGAAATTCATCTTGCTCATCTTCAGAATAATGAATATTACGAGTATCATGTTCTGGATGTTTTGTCCAAACATCTTTGTGTGTATTGAAATTATGTAAGTCTGGATGTGGGTCGGCTTTCATTTCAGATGCAGTCTTGCCGTGGTATTGTGTGTGAACTACAATACCCATCTTAGAATCTTTAATCTTTTGTGCTTCATCACCTTGACCAGTATATGTAATGGTATTTGGAGTAAATGATACTTTGCCATTTTTATGGTGTTTCAAATCTTCATGAGTATACATCAAATCCCCTTGATATACACCTGTTTTAGGTGCAATCTTTTTAAGATGATTCAATGATGCATGAAGTTTATCCATAAGGCCTGGTGCATGACCATGATTCTTTTTGATATCTTCGTGTGTGTAATTAATCTTTGGATTTTTATTGAAGGCAGATTTACTTGCCACAAAGAATTTACCGGTTTCAGGATGATGACCAAATACTAAAGATGGAGAACCATCATATTTCATGGTAAGGTGAGTTGATTTACCGCCAGACTTCATGTGTTCATGAGCTTGTGTTAAAACACCTTTTGTGTGTTCAAAACCTTTTGCGCCGTGAAATAATGGTCTATCTTCAGCATGGTGAATATGCTTGAGCTTAGATCCTTCTTCCTCAGTTTCTTCTTTTAAGAACGTTTTGAACGATAACATTGATTTCCTTACAGATTTGCAACACACTTTGGTCGCCGTATTTCTTATTTATACAACATTTCAATTTTGACAGCCAATACGTAAAAATACTGGCTTCGATACATAGTGTCAAAATTATTTTGATTCCATCAATTTTTCGATATCATCTATTGTATTACTGATTAAGTGATTATTCATTACGTGTTCATAAGCAGCATCAACACTATGATTTCTCCAAACTTTAAGTATTTCTACCAATTCATCTTCGGTGTTATATGTTGTACCGTAATTAGATAACACTTTGGCAGCCGCAATATTTCGAGAAATCCAAGGTGTTTTATTTAACATAGACTCAATTAATACCAAACCAAAACCCTCAGCGTCAGAATTCATAATATAACAATCTGCATCAGTAATAGCGTCTTTTACATCTTTTGGATCTTCGACCATGAGTGGAATAACAGTCTCAGAAGCATGAGGCATGATATTATGACGATTATCATATCCTGTTGTGACCAATACAGCATCGGTTAATTTGGCTTTACGAAAAGCATCAGCAAGTTCAATCATTTTCTTATTTGGCCAGTAACCACCACAAGATAAGAACATTCTCTTATTTTTTGGTATACCAAATTTGTCTTTAAAACGACCTTCAGTACCAAGACAATCTTTAAGTGAAATACCATGAGTTACTTTGTGTGATTTATATTCAACATCAAATCTTTTTACATGTTCCCAATCTTCTTGTGTGGAACAACCAATAAAATGAGCATCATATAATCCTTGAACACAAACAGGACTCATTGAAGGTTTAATTAAAAGATATAATACTTTACCTGGTAAGTTTCTTATATTTTGAAGAACAAAATTTTGAATACCAACATCACCTCCATGAATAACAACTAAATCAGCAGTAAGACATTCTTGAGGATTACTTGAAACGTGAATACCATTAAAATCTCCTTGGTGTTCTCCAGTAAAAACAATAACTTGGTGGCCTCGTCTTTGAGTTTCTTCGGCCATCTGTTGAACATAGTATTCGGATCCGCCAGGAAATGGTGCATAACGATGTACGACAAAACATATTTTCATTTTTTATAACCAATCATTTTAAGTACAGAACCTCTCGCTGGTTCTGGATTTCTTTCATCAGGATATCTTTTACAATCAGTAAATCCATTTTTTGTTAATAACTTTGATAGAGAATCTTCATCAAAACCGTTAATATGACCCATACCAAGAATTTTATATTCGTTGATATTATGGAATCCACCAAAAAGATATGACATAGCATTAGCCCAAGGATCATTCGTTTGATTTAACCAACCAACATTTGCCATCGTATCCCAATCATTTTTGGCTATTCTTTCGCATATCCAACGAACATCAGGAACAGTAACTTCTAAACTAGCTCCTGGTTTTAATATGCGATACACCTCTTTTAATACGTTGTCAATATCAAATATAGAAATATGCTCAATTACATCACCCATATATGCTTTTGTAAAAAATTCACTTTCTAGAGGATAAGGCATCTTAGTCAAATCATGTAAACAATTTACATTTCCCCATTGATGAACATCCATAAAAACTTGTGCGTCTGGTTTAGGATGTGGACCAGAACCAATATCAATAATCATATTTTATATCATTCTTTAATTAAATACCAAGCGTTATTGCTAACATTAATTATATTACTAAATTTATCACCTAAAAATCTTCTTAATGACTTTTGAACACCGGGTAGAAAAAAATCATGACCAGCAAATATACCTTCTTTTTTAATCAAATCATAAAAGTTACAAAAATCACGGTAACAAGCTTCTTCTGAGTGGTCGCCATCAATAAAAATAAAATCTAAACATCCTTCTTCTGTAAATCTATTTGCAAATTCTACACTTGATTCATAACAAAATTCAACTCTATCACCAAAAGGTGTTAGTAAGTTGTTAGCGTATTGTTTCATTAATTCTTGGCGTTCCTCGTTAATATCACTACCATTCCAATCAATAAAAGCGGGATAATTATCTACAGCATAAATCTTTTTGATATTTGGAATATGTGAAAGAAATGCTTTAGTTGTAGCACCCAAACATACGCCAATCTCAACACCAATTAAATCACCTTTTAAATTTAGAATAGGTTCAACGAGTCCTAATCCAGATGGTTCAGATTGATTAGACCAATCTATTTGTTTTTGTACCCATTCTGTTGTAGGTAAATGGTGCCAAGGATCTTGGCTAACTTGTTGACTATTTGGTGTTGTATACAAACCAGTTGTCGTGTTGAATGTCAAAACTTCGCTCATATTTCTTCCTTATATAATCATTAATCATTGGTACTCTATTGTATTGGTGTAATATAGCGTACTTATCACCTTTACTATTATACATCACTCCGTCTTTCCAAACTGGTTCTGGACTCAATAGATTTGGTCTAAATCCATTAATTTTTGTTGGGTCTACTGTTGTACCACATTGACAAGCCCAACCATCATCATGGTTAGTATACAATGTAATATCTTTATAAGGTTTGAGTGAGAGAAGTAGATTCAAAGCTGCTTGGTCAGGTCCACCACCACCCTCAACAAACTGAGGAGCCCCATTACAAAGTAAATAAACATTATAACATAAAGCTATATATTCTTCATAGGTACCTGCTGTTACACCAGCATTATAAATTGGCATAAATGACATATAATGTGATGCAATTGGACCAAAAGATTTACTCATATTATTAAAACCCCATGCTTCATCTTTATATCTTAAACCTTCAGCGGAAGCACAAAG